CATTATTTGTTATCTCCTTTAGCCCGGGCGGGTGCTTTCTTGGGTACAGCCGCTTTAGCTTTAATGTAGTCTCTGATATTAATCATGTTCGACAACGTGTTAACTGTATCGAGAATCCGTACAGGGTGTTGTGAAATCATTTTAATATCGCGTTCGATTGCCGCATCGAGGGCGGCAAGAGCTTTTTCTTCGTGCTCGTTCATTATTTGTCCTCAGTCATGTGTGGAATATTTTTTCCGTATGTTTCGATACTGATCAAGCGTTCTTTAACAGAACCGAGACTCATCGCGGTGCTGTATAAAAACTCACGACTTTTCGTTTCGTGCGGTTCGGTCTTGAGCCATTCAATAAACAAATCGACCAAAACTTCCCCGTACGCTTCGTTAAAAAACGTTTCTCGTTCCCGCGAAGAGAACTCTGAACGGACCAGAGCCTCTTTCGCGAGTTGATCAGGATGAATTTTTCCAGTCAGCTTCTTCTCAGCTGTCTTTCTGTATTTATCCATTTATTACATATTTCCTTCATCTTCGGGGTTCGGCGCTGATTGGCGACTCACCGGAAGATTAGTTGACATCGCAGAAATGCCTTGCATCGCTGTCATAAATAATTCTTCGAATGACGGACGAGGCGGCATAGACAACCCGTCTTTGGCTGCTTCGAGAGCGAGCTTCGACCACTCTTGATTTGACTTATCAAGGGCGACCGCGAGTTGTTTAGTATTGTCTTGCAATGAATTGTCAGCTTGTACTTGTGTATAACGTACATTAGCTTCATTAAGAGCCATTTGAGTTTGCTGCATAGCTTGCTGCATCTCTTGCTCTACCTGAGCCTGCTGTTGTTGTTGGGCCATTGCTTGCTGGGCTTCTTGTTGGAACGCTGGGTCTTCGTAGTCTCGAAGATATTTAGTCGGATCCAGCCCCATAGCTTGAATGGATTCATAAGCAAGCGCCAATCCAGCTTCTGGTTTGATTGCCATACCTTGACCTGCTGCTTGTAAAGCAGGGAGGATTTGTTGGCCGATGTTCGTAACTTTTTGGAGGCGCGATTCATTGCTATTTTCTCCAACATTAATATTTACTTCAACATCCATCGTTTCTGGGAGTTTAGAAACATCAACCATGCTATACACACCAGCAGAATAAGGTGTGCTATACAAAGTTTCTTTCATATTTTGTCGCATCAAATGGTAGATACCAAGTATACAACGCTTAAATCCAGTCTCAGCAAATCGGCGTACAATGTGTTGTATACGCTTTTGAGCTGCCGACTGTACTTGTGATAATTTTTGTTCACTATTTCCTGATACATAAAGTGTATCATTAAGGCCTTGAGCAGCTTTCGACATACCTGTAGCTTGTTCTTTATGGAGTTGCAAGAACTCAAGAAGCGGTACAGTACCCGTAGACATAGCTTCGGGTGGCATAGAGGAAACTGCTGCAGCTGGATTGCCATTAGTAGCAATCAATTGTTTAGGCTTCATATTTTGGAGTGCGCTGAAATCGACAACATTCGGGTCAGCCAGCTTCGGAGAGTAGTTAGTAAGATAAGTATTTTCCACGAATCCCCGTAGGATTGCTGTGCTTGCCAAAGTAGACGATCGAACCATATCAGCCATTGAAAGACCGTAGAATTCATGCGGTACTTCAAATGGACTAATAGCGGCCAGCGGAACCATGTCAATATCTTCTTCATAAAGAATATGATTCCCTACAGTAATAAAGTGTTTAAGTTCAGCTACACCATCGCCATCACGATCTACACGAAACCACGATTCCGTTACGGAGACTTCAGTGTTAGCTTCTGTAGCAAACATGTCGCTCACATTAGGTTCGTCCCAATATTCTTGACCAGTAACTTCTTTACGAACAGAACGTTCTTCGCTATACACATCAAACGATTGTCCATAAGATTGGCCGAGACGATCCCAGTCGCCAACTTGATCAGCGACTTCAGGCCATTGTTTGCGAATTTCGGAGCGGGTCATATCCCGTTGAATAGCAATAAAGTTCGCGTCTTCAATAGAAGAT